GGCACCGCCCGCAGCGCGAGCGGGATGCCGTCGAGGCGGGCGCCCGTGCCGTCGAAGAGATCGAGGATGTGGACGGCGACGCCGCGGTCGCCCAGCGCCTTCGCGAGCGACGGGCGGGTGTCCCGCACGAACCCGTCGAGGCCGTCGCTGCTCATCAGACGATGTTCACGAGGCGGCCGTTGAAGGTCATGCTCTGCACGTTGGCCTTGTCGACGCCGCTGCTCATCTTGCAGTCGCTGATGTCACCGACGCAGTTGTAGGTCTTGCCCGCGAGCTTGAAGCCGAGCGGCACCTCGGTCTGCGCCACGGTGAGCGCGGGCCAGTCGATCTCGAGCCCCGCCTGGGGGATGCCGCCGGAGACGGTGACCGAGACGCCCACGGCGCCGGGGGAGTGCCCCGCGTCACCGAGCAGCAGGGTCTTGACGCGGCTGTTGCCGCTCTTGATGTCGAGCTCGACGGAGTCCGACTGAAGCACGGGCACCCCGCGCACGATCACGAAGCCAGGTCCTGAGTAGACGGCCATTGCAGTGTTCCTTTGATGTCAGTCGGTCAGGAGAGCTGGCGGACATCGCCGCCGAGAACGTGGAGGCCGGGCATCGGCTCGCAGGGGATCTCGCAGTCCACGCGCCCCGGGGTGGCCGAGGCGGTGACCGTGAGCAGGGCGAGGTTCGCCGTGACGTCCTTGATGATCGCCTGCTCCTCGTAGCCGGTGAGGATGCGGGCGATCTCCGAGCGGATCAGCGCCGGGGAGGTGACGTTCGGAGCGCGCGGCGGGAGGCCGTCGCTGCTGTCGGACGTGAGCTTGAAGCCCGCGTAGGTGGTCGCGAGCGAGGCGTTCAGCCCGTCCGCGACGTGATCGCAGATGGTGACGTTGCTGGTGTCCAGCACCGCGTAGTTCGGCACGCCCGACGCCAGCGACCGCGAGGTGATGCAGCGCGCGACGGTGACGAAGCCCGGGCGGTTGGCGCTCGGAGCCAGCGGCGTCAGGCCGTTGTTCAGCGCGCCCTCGATCTCCGTCGCGGTCGGCTGATCCGCGACGGTGTTCTGCGCGGTGACGCTGACGAGCTCGAGCCCGTCGAGGTTGGCGGCGGGGTCCGTGGCCTCTCCGACGAGGCGACCCCCCGCGGCGCTGTCCCCGATGAGGCGAGCGGCGCCGACCTGCGCGGCGACCACCCACGGCGGGATGCGGCTGTTGTAGTGCCACACGATCTGGAGCCGCGACTTGTTGCGCCCGGTCGCGAGCGCGATGGCGGTGGCGTAGGCCGCGACCGTTGCCACGATGCCCTGCTGCCGCTTCTGCGAGGTCACCAGCGCGAGGCTGTCGAGGTGCGCGGCGAGCAGGTCGATGTTCGTAGCGTCCGTGCACGACGCGATGATGCGGTCGTACTTCGTGCTCGCGATGGCCGCGATGGCGTTGGCCCACGAGTCCTGCGTCGCGCCGAGGGAGAAGCAGTACTCGCCCTCCACCGGCGTCCCGCCGGAGAGAATGCCCGTCGTGCCCGCGCCCGAGGACGTCGACGACGTGGTGATGGCCGTCTCCAGGCCCGCGGCGGAGATGAACGAGAACGCGCACACGAGCGCGTTGCCGCGGGGGCCAGTGCACTTCGCCGTGAGAGTGAGAGCGCCCGCCGAGAACTGCGCGATGAAGGGGAGCGTGTCGACGTCGTTGATGGCCTCGGCACAGGCCGTCGCAATCACGGTCGGCGTGTCGCCCGATGCGACCGGCACGTCGATGACCTTCCCGCAGGCGTAGATGCGGATGGTGAATGCGGCGCTGGCGTTCGTCGCGAAGGTGTTGACCAGCGACGCGGCGGTCCCGCCACCGTCGGCCACGCCCTCGATGTAGACCGTGGCGTCGGGGTACTGCGCGAACACGGCCTGCGCCATCGCGTGCAGCTCCGAGCCGCGGCCCGCGTAGGTGCCCGCGTCGTCGGCGCTGGCGCAGAACGTCGGCGTCGCAGCGGCCATGGTGCCCGCCGTGATCGCGATCTGAGGGGAGGCGAGCAGGTTGAGCGTGGCCGCGCGGGCGGACAGCACGGCGTTGCCCTGAAGCAGGATCGTCTTCGGGGCGTCGCCCGACGAGGTGCCCGCTCCGCCGAGGATGACGGCGAGGTAGATGCCCGGCGTCTTGCGCGAGGCGGAGAGTCCGGTGGTCACTTGCTGATCTCCTTGGCGGCGGGCACGGGGGCGATGGGCTTCGGGGCGACGAGCGCGAGCTCACCGCGGCGGATGGCGCGCTGGTAGTCGGGGTGGTTGGTCACCACCTCGCCCTCGGGGAGCGCCTCGCGGGTCTTGCGATGGCGGCCGGCGTAGCGACCGGGGATGGATCGGCCGGCGTCGTCGAGGTAGGGCGCGAGGAGGTCGCCCACCGCCCGGATGTGGATGGTGATTCTCATGGGGTGTCCTGTGCGGTGGGTTTCAGTACGATTCGAGGAGCTGGACGAACGGCGACGGGGCCGTATCCTCGGTGCCGGTGAGGTTCACGTCGCCCGCGATGGCAGTGAGGGCCTGTCCGTTGCCCGCCTGCGCGGTGGTCAGCGCGAGCGCGGGGAGCGGGCGACGCGCTTCAAAGCGGACGCTGTAGACGTAGAGCGAGCCGCGCTTGATGAGCACCGGGCGGCCGTAGTCGGCGACGCGGACGCGGCGGTCGCGAAAGGCGCCGTCGAAGACCAGCCCATTGCAGAGCTCGATCACTCGCTCGATCAGCGGGAGGAATCCCGGGGTCAGCGGCGAGGAGCCCTGCGCAGCTTCGTCAACAGCACGCGGCTCTTCCAAGCACACGAGCACCGTCCACGATTCCAGCCCCGCATCCTCCACGCCCTCGACGGCATCGACGGTACGCGTCGAGGCGCCGCCGTCGTAGCGGAGGAAGGCGCTGGGGTACTGCGCGCAGGCGTCGACAATGCCCGCCTCGTTCACCTCGCCCGCGTAACGGCCGACGAGGGCGAAGGGGAGGAGCGCGGTGGGCGTGCCCGTGTGCTGCCCATCCGCGAGCGCTGCGAAGAGCGCCGTGTCGATGGTCGAGAGGGTGGCGGTCATGGGTCAGCGGGAGGCGCGCTCGCCTGCGCGGTGGAGCGCGACGGCCAGCTCCGCGTCGATGCCGGAGGCGCGGCGCTCCGCGGCTTTCGCGAGGAAGCGGCGGGGACGGATGCGCGAGGTGCCGTCCTCGATGAACGAGGCGTAGCGGGTGTCTGCGACGATGAGGACGGTGACGTGGTTCGTGGTCGTGGTGACAGGACCGCCGACCATCGTCCGCTCTTCCAAGAGCCCGGTGCGGTTCTCGTAGTCGTGGGTGCTGCGCGCCTCGGCGGCGACCATCTCACCCGCGCGCTCCATGCCCGCCGCAAGCTCTTCGGTCAGCGCGCCCTCCAGGTCGGAGAGCCACGCGTCGACGCCCACGAAGCGCATCAGAAGTCGGAGGCGTCGCGACGATCCGCGGCGCGGCCGTAGGGGTTCGTGTACGCGCCGCTGGAGTCGGTGAGGTTGTTATTCACAGCGCGCGGGACGGGGCGCACGGCGGCGCTCCCAGGGGCTCGCGCATCTGCGTCGCGGTTCAGCTGCTTGATGAAGGCACGGGCCTGCGCGCCCTTGAGCGCGTAGCCGTTCTCCGCGTCGTAGGACGAATGCCGCGAGGCGGCGACGTCGTTGCAGAGGTCGACCACGCACCCGACGATGGCCGGGTCGAGCGTGTCCGTCGTCGTGTAGACGCCATCGGGGAACGCCGCGCGGGTCAGCGTGCGAAAGATGCTGTTGGCCTCTGCCAGGCAGAGCGTGAGGAAGGTGGTATCCGCGGGCGCTCCGCCGCCGTTCTTCGCGTACAGGCGGTTGTAAGCCTGTGTCGAGAGGCGCGCGGTCACGTCGGCCACAACGGCGATGGCGGTCTGCTCGCTCATGGTGCCCGGTGCCAGTGCTCTCCCTCGGAGAGCTGCGCTGCGATGGAGGCGGGGATCTCGTCGCCGGGGGCGTAGATGCGCCCCCCATGGATGGAGGTGAGGGCGACAAGGCGAAGGGGCGCCGCCGGTGGGGCCACAAGGGGCTCCACAGGCGGCGCAGGGGGCGGGAGAGGGGCAGCGGCGGACGGAGACGCCACGACGGGCACCGGGGGCGGCTGCGGGGGCGCGGGCGCCTCCGGCCGGAAGCCCGGGCGCCGGTCGTGGCGGGCCATCAGCTCACCACAGTCCCGTACAAAAACCCAGCGCTCGAACCGGCGACGAGCTTCTCGTCGAGCGACTCGGTCACCTTCACGAACTGGCCGCCGCGCAGGCCCGGGAGCGGGGCGTCGATGACCTGGGTCTCGCGCATCCCGAACTGGAACTGCTTGGCGAACACGCCGGTCTCGCGCGGCGAGGGGTCGTCGGTGACGCGGATGAGCGCGCAGGACTTGCCCCACACATAGCCGCGGACGGAGGCAGCGCCCTCGCGGTTGGTGTTGTACTTCATGCGACCGATGTGCACCGCGTCGAGCTCGAACACCGCCGCGACGAGGTCGGGCGTCACGCGGTCGGGCGTCGCACCGGAGACGGTGGCGGCGCGCGAGAGGATCAGCTCCTTGAGCTTCGGGTGGTTCTTCAGCTTCATCCACGCCTGCGCGCCGATGACCATGATGTTCGGCCGCTCGTCGCAGGCCTCCAGCGCGTCGTCGATCTTCTGGCACGGGTCCGAAGTGGACGTGTCCCAGCGATCGGTGCCGGTGAGGGCGGCGTAGTTGGAGCCGTAGCTCCCCGACGCGAAGAGCAGCGCGGCGACGCGGCGCTCCTTGGCGATGTCGAGGCGCTGGGTCACGACCTTGACCGCGTGCATCTGCGGGTCGATGGGGGCGTCGGCGGACTCGATCTCCTTGTTGGAGACGAAGTCCATCAGGCCGTAGTCGACGGTCGAGAAGTTGTCGGCGCTGATCTTGTAGCGGACGCGTCCAGGCATCGCCTCGACGCCGGTGAGGGCCGCACTCTGCTCTTCGAAGAAGGTGTCGGCGTCGTACTTGAAGAACTTGTCCGACGGCTTCGACACGCGCTGGACCGGGCACACCTTGTCCGCGATGGACTCGCGGTTCTGGATGGCGCACGCGAAGTCCGAGAGGGCGCGGTCGATGTGGATGCTCGACGGCGAGAAGCTGAGCTCCTGCACGACGGCCTGCGCGTTGGCGAGGCTCATGCCTCGCTCCTGAAGCAGCGCGAGCTGCATGGATTCGATGTCGTTCATGGGGTTCAGCCGCCCTGCTTGATGAAGGGGTTGATGGTGCAGAGGACGCGGTCGCCGGAGACGGCGGACTCGAGGGCCTGACCGATGACGGCGACGTTGACGCCGGCGCCCGCGGTCTCGGTGATGACACCGCCGTCGGTGCCGCCCGAGGTGACCCAGTCGCCGCGGGTGATGGCGCCCGCAGCGATCAGCGGGTACGCGCCGCTAATGAGCACGTCGACGGTGTCGCCCGAGGCGCACGCAGAGCCGTCGGGGCGGTAGATGACGCCGAGGAGTGACGCGGTGGGATCGGCGCCGCCGGGGAGGCGGACCTTGCTGTCAGCGGCACCGACGCGGCAGATCATGCCGTCGGTGAAGATCGCCTCGGACTCGAGGGGGATCGGCGACCCGGGGAAGCGAGAGGAGAGGCCCATGGTCAGCTACCCTTTCCGGCGCGCAGCTCGCGCGACGCCTGCTTGAGCGCCGACTCCAGGGAGAGCCCCTTGTCGGCCGCCATCAGTTCCTTGGCGCGGTCGGCAGCGGCGTCGTTGTGACGCGCGGCCCGACCGCTCACGATGGTCGGGGGCTTCTCCCCGCCGAGGCCGGTCACGCGCGAGGTGAGCGCGAGCGACGCGGCGGTCACCGCGGGCTTCGGGTAGGCCTTCGAGAAGGCGGCGAAGTCGTTGCGGGCGAAGCTCTCCAGCGCGGCGCGGCTCTTGGCCATCACCGGGTCGGCGCAGAGGGCCTCGACGTGCGCCGCAACCTCGCGGCTGTGGCGCTCCGCCTCGACGCTCTTGAGCGCCTCGTTCTCGGCCGAGAGGACGGCCACCTTGGCGGCGTCGCTGTGCAGTGCGGTGATCTTCGCGGCGACGGCCTGCGCGTCGGACGCGAGCGGCAGACCCAGCGAGCGCCGGACCTCCGTGGACTCTTCGGCACGCGCGGCGACGTGCTGCGCGGCGGCCTCTTCGGTCGGAGCGGCGAAGCCGAGCCGAGCCGCGAGGGCCATCATGGTGGTGCTCATGCGGATTTCCTTTGCGGCCCTCGAGCCGCGGGACATCGACCGGGAATCGGTCGAATCGTTGTGGCCTTCGGGCATCTCGCCCGGGGCCGAAGGGGTGGGTGCGAGCGCGGCGCGGATGGCCGCGAGCACGTCGGCGGCGCTGGTGAGCGCAGGGAGGCGCATCGCGCTGCGGAGCGAGTCGATGATGTCGTCAGCGTCGATGCCGCTGGCGTCGTCGGGAGCGGCGAGGAGCGCAGCCAGCTTCGCGAGCTCGGCGGCGATGGCGGCTTCGTCGGCGAGCGCCGGGAGTCCGAGGATGCAGCGGAGCATCTCCACCACGTCGTCGCGGTCGTCGAGGTCGCCGCACCAGGCGCCGGCGGCCAGGGTGCGGCTCGCGGCGATGCGGGGGAGGTCGATCAGCGCGGGGTTGTTGGTCAACGAGAACGACCACAGGAAGCTCCCGCACTCGGCGCCGGTCTCTTCGTCCACGCCGCCCTGGACGATGGTGATGCTCCCGAATGCGAGCTCTCCGCAGTCGACGCTGGCGCGCGTCGCTTCGTTGACCCAGCGGAAGCGCGCCTCCAGCGTCGCCACGGGGCGGTCGACGGCGCCGCGCTGCATCGCACCGACGCGCATCTCGACGATCCACGCATGGGCCTTGCGGCTGTCAGGGTGCGCGGTCGCGTCGGTGTCGGCGTGGTAGAGCACCACCGGGATCTCGCGACCCCAACGGGTGAAGTTGGCGACGCACGAAGCGAAGTCGGCCGACGTGAGCTCGACGCCGGCGCCACGTCCGCGGAGCTTCGTGGCGTAGGCCAGGACGTTCCACGGGCTCGTCGCCTGCGATGCTGCGAGGGGCATGGCGCGGCCGGTCACCCGCTTGCCTGCGGTGATGGAGGGGGAGGTCATGGTGTCTCTCAGGCGGCTTCGTCAGCGGGCGGAGGCGGTGTCTCACTGGGCTTCGGGGCGGGCTTCGGCGGAGCCGAGGGCTTGCCGCCCACGACCTCTTCGCCGTCCGTCGGGTCAGGGATGCTCTCGACGTCCCGCAGCCACTTCGCGGAGACGGTGAGGCCGTGCTTCATGTAGAGGTCGAGCCGCTCCGCACGAGCCAGCGCGTCCTCGGGGGGCTCGACGTTCAGCGCGAGGAAGGGGACCGGCGCGCGGTCGCCGAGGTTCATCCTCACCAGCGGCGTCAGCAGGTCGCGACGGATGACGTCGGCGAGGCCCTCCGCATCGCTGCGGAGTAACTGGAACATCGCGCGCAGGTGCACCTCTCCAAGCGAGCGGGCGCCCTTGTCGCCGGGGTCGCTGGTGAGCGTGCCGCCGAGGATGACCTTGGACATCTCCCCGTTGCAGAGCTTCACCAGCTCCGCGTGCACGCCGCTGTCGGTCGCCGCGATGACGCTCAGGTCCGTCGTGTCGGGGATCACCGTGGTGACGGTCGAGCTCATCGCGTCGAGCGCGGCGGCGAGGATCTCGACGTCCTCGTCGTTCGCTCGCGCGTCCTTCGACGGGTCGCGCCCGGTGGCGTACTTGCCCACGCGAAGGCCGCGGCCCGACCACTCCGCGAACGCGATCCAGTCGCGGACGCTCCATCGCTTGAAGGCCGAGTACCAGACGATCGCGCGCCCAAGCCCCTCGCGAGTCGGGTACGTCCCGAATGCGCGCGGGGTGTGCAGGATCAGCTTCCCGCGAGGGAAGACCACCGCGTCGTCGCAGGGGATGCCGGGGAAGCGCGCGAAGCGGGTGTCCCCGCTCTGCGCGTCGTAGAGGTAGAGGCGCCAGTCGCGCTCATTGCTCCACGCGAGCCGTCGCGCGTGGATCGGGTAGAGGTTGCGCGGGTAGAGGTAGCGGCCCTCGCGGGCGTACACCGCCTCGACGCCGGCGCGGCCGTGGTAGGTGGCGCTCGCGAGCTGTTGGAGCGCGCCGCGGAAGGAGAGACCGAGCGAGCCCGCGGGGACTTCGACGGCGTCGAGCGCGTCCTGGCAGAGCCGCAGGGCCTTCGCCCCGTCGCGCTTCGACGCGGTCGCAGGGAGGCGGAGTTCGTACTCCGCGCCGCTGACCGCCTGCTCGCGCTTCGCAAGGTCGCCGTGGAGGTGCGGGTCACCCTGGCGCACCTCGTCGAGGAGGTCGGCCCACGACGCCATGCGGCCGGTGTCGGCCTCGCGCTGCACCGCCGTGATGGACTGCGGCGTGAGGCCTGCGCCCAATCGCCGCTGGTAGCGGTCCTGCGGCGAAGCGCTGGTGACGCGGCGGGTGGTGTCGGAGGGCATCGGGAGGGGAGGTCAGAAGCCCCAGGAGGGGACGGAGCGGCGGGAGGCGGGGCGAGAGGCGAGAGGCTCGCGGGTGTCGATCACGGCCCACGCGTAGGCCAGCGCATCAACGTCGTCGTCATGGGCGTCGGAGACGCCGGTGAACCGCAGCACCGTTTCGAGAAAGGGGCCGACCCACGGGTAGGCCACACCGCTCGACGGGACGCGCACGCGGCCCTCGTTCCACGCGGTGGCGACGGGCTGCGCGCGGACGAACTTGTCGCCCCGCGGCACTACCTCCGTCAGCAGGAGCGTCGGGTTGATCTGCCGTAGAGTGCGAGCAACGGCCTTGCCGTCGCGGGAGGCTTCGATGTGGATGGCGGCGCCGCCGTGGCGTTGCTGGAAGCGCGCGAGCTCCGCGGCTACAGCACCCGTCTCGGCGCGCATCCGCAGCACGTCGACCACGTCGGCCGCGAGCGTGAGGCCCGCGCCGCGCACCGCGAGGGCCACAGCCACGGTCCAGTCAGAGCGGGTGCTCTCCGTGCCCGCAGGGTCGACCGCGAGGACGGTGCGAGCGCCCGTCAGGATCGGGTCGATGTAGCGCGCCGGAGCGCGGAACACCTCGCCTCCGCGTGCCATGGGTTGCCCCTGGAAGAGCGATGCCCAGTCGTACTCATTCGCGCCGCGCTTCACCGCGAGCTCGGACACCGGCCATCGCTCAGGCCAGAGCGCCTGCTCTACGCCGTCCGCGTCCGTAGTGATCGCCGGGAGGTTGATGATCTCCCATTCGACCCCATCCATCTCACCGCGATCGAGTCGACCGATCAGGTCGTCTTCGTGCCACCGGGTGTGACAGACGATGCAGGAGCCGCCGGGCTCGATGCGGGTCCACAGGGTCGATGTGAACCAGTCCCAGGTGCGCTGACGAATCAGGGCGCTCTCGGCGTCCTGGCGATTCTTGAAAGGGTCGTCGACGATCGCGACCTTGCAGCCCTGCGAGGTGAGCGGCCCGCCAATGCCCGTCGCGAGGACGCCGCCGCCCTCGGGGGTGCGCCACTCTGCGAGGGAGCCGCGATCCTCCCGCAGTGTGACGCCGGCGCTCCGAGCGTAGGACCGCGCGAGGTCGGACTTCGACTCCGCGACCTGCGCCGCGTAGGAGACATACGCGATGGTGTCCGCGGGCGAGCGACGCAGGAGCCACGCGATGGAGTGCAGCAGCGTCTCGGTCTTGCCGTGGCGCGGCGGGACGGAGATGCACGCGAACACCCGCTCCCCTCGGGCCACGCGCTCCAGGAGCGAGAGTAGCTTCGCGAGGTGCGAGGGGCGCGACCACCGGGGGGTGACGCGCGGGATGAAGTCGAGTAGCAGCTCCG